ATAGCACCAGCTATATCTTTGCCAGCTTGTGCCATTGCATGACCAGCACTTTCAGGCATAGCTGTATTGGTAACAAAGTTTTGTCTTAATATAGTTCTTTTAATAGCCATTTAGTTTATCCATTTATGTTGGTCCCATTGCATTTGGGTTGCCCTTTGAACCCATTGAATTAATACCATCACCAATTGATTTTGCAGCACTTGCATATCCACTGTACATTGCTGCTTTTCCTTTAGCTTTAGAAGCCTTACCTGTAAGCTGGTAATTTCTACGTTTAGTAGCCCCCATAAATTTAATTGCACTTTTATCTTGGCTTGCTAATTGATTTTCTCTGCGATTAATATTTGCAATACTAGAAGAACCAATAGCAATTCCACCTCCAGCACTTGATGCAGATATAGATGCTAACTGAGCATTAAGTTGAGCCGTTCTATTAATTGCTTCTTGATCAGATTGTATAGATGCTAATTCAGCTTGCTCATATGCTGCTTGTTCATCATTTGCATATGCTCTTTGTGATTGCTTTGCTGCTGCAAGTGAAAAGGCTGCACTAGCAAAATTTCCAACTGAACCCATTAAACTTCTACCTCTAATAATATACCATTTAACGTCATCGGTAATGGCTCCTCTTGTGTTATCGTTACTCTGCCTTCCTTAGACCAACCAAGCAGATAAACTTCTTTTCTTTGCGTTAATGCAGTTGGCTCTTGTGAAAAATCATCTGTTACATTTCTTAACAGAATTCTTGTACCTCCAGCTTTCACATTAAGTGTCGATACTAAATCAAGGACAGCTCTGACTATTCTACGTTTCTGACCTACACTTACACCATCTGGTAATTGCATCTCAGGGGGTAGGGTGGTTATCTCAGGCGTATAAGCCAAACCTATTTCAACTGAGGTAACGGCTTGGTCTAAAGTAACAACACCACTTCCATTAGTTGTAAATGTTCCCAGGGAATAATTACCTGATCTAACTTGTACTAATGTGTTAGGTAAATGACTTACCGTCCAAGTTGTAGAAGAACTACCACTTAATTGCTTTGCCATATCTGTGTAATGATCGTTCTGAAACAATTCTAAAGATGTAACAGTTGCATTGTTTATTGTTCTTTGAATTACTGTGTATATTTGTCTGTTAACATTAGTTATATTTTTAAATGAACCATTGGTTTCATAACGTACCCAACCTTGCACTTTTTCCTTACGAATCGACATAAAGACTGGCATATAACCTTCTGAATTTACTAGATAAAGATAGCCTTCCATTTGATCTGAAGACTCTCTTTGTGCTTCAATATCTAAAGGAATTCCAATAATATGCTCAGATAATAACGTAATAGAATCTGAATTATAAGCTTGAGATAAATCACTAAATATAAATTCTCTAATAGCACCTTTAGACTTTGTTAAGAAAGTAATTGCACCATCAAACTCTTTAGGTTGAACTGTACCAGAACCAAAACTTGTTTGTTTTTTTACTGTAATTGTAGAAGGGGTTAATGGTTTATTTTCACTTGTTGGAACATATAATTCTTGCTCTGATGTAAATATAGTTAAGTATCTAAAAGACATTAATCCTTTTATTTCTGATACTTGATTTTCAGCTATTTGTATTTGAATAGAACTATCATCTGCTCCATCAGCTATATCAAAGTTAGTAAATTCTCCAATCTTAGACATGAATAAAAAGTTAGGAAGATCACGACTTCCTCCAAATATTAACCTTTGATCGTGGAATGTAACTGTACGGGCATAACCTCTAATTGAACTAAAGGCTTGCTCTCCCCAATTTGTAATAGCATTTGTGTTTGCCAAAGCACCAGATAAGGTAATAGTAACAACAGTAGCACTTGTAAACCCAGTTATTAAACCATGCCTTACTGTTCCGGCATCATCTACTAATCTTAAATACGTTCCGTTATGAGCAGATTGAAAAGCATTTCCACTAGCAGTTAATGAAATACCAGAACCACTTGTTCCTCCTGGAGTAACGGTAATTGCACTTCCAGCAAACTTGTAATACGGCTGAAAAGACATGCCAGCAGATGAGTCAAATACATAATCTGTAAGACTAAAGTTAGTTGAACTAGTTCTAGTTATTTTCTTTGTAGTAATAGATGGGTGTGTCACAAACATTGTATCACCACTTTGGCTTACAACTAACGATCCAATCTGAGCCGTTGCCCACGGACAACTTGTTATTGTCTGCAATATTACCGTTGGATTAGAAACATCTACAATTCTTAATTTTGTATCACTAAATAGAAGTAAATAAGCTTCATCTTCGTCATACACGTAAGCTTCACTCTGATAAAACTCATTTGCAAGGGTCTGAAGGTATCTAAGCCCTGGTCGCCTAGTGCAACCACCCTGAGCCTTTAACCTTACGTTACGGAGTCTAAAAGCTCCATTACGATAAGCATCGGCATCAACCCTAGATGTCAAAAGAGGGGATAACTCCCCTGATGAAAAATTTGTAGTAAATTGTCTTAATAACGCCATTCATTCAACTCTCAGAAGTTCCTTCAATCTGTGCAAAGATTCCAGAACCTAACCTAATTCTATGGTATCTACTTAATGCAACTTGTTGTGTTGTAACTTGCTGAGCATCTCTAGCCTTGGCTCTACGAAATTGTAGGTCTGCCATTTCTCTATATGATTTGGCAATATCTGCTTTTCGTGTAACTGACAAAGCCAAAACTGATGCAAGTCGGTATATAACCCAAAGGGTAAAAGCTGGTGTCCAATATTGAGTGTCAACTCTGTATATGTAATTTAATACAACTACATCGTTTTCACTGGCATTTATGTATATGTATTTTTCATAGATATCATAAGTCTGTACTTGCCCACCTATTGTAATAGTTTGTACTTGAATAACGGCAGGATTTGTAGGCATAGCATAAGCTGCATCCCATCGATCAACTGGAGTATCAGCTAGTCGTGATAAGACAATCTGACCAGTAGCAAAGTTCCAGCTATTCTGTGCTAGGCAATCTTCAACAATATCTTCATAGCTTGTATTCATAACCAATGCTTCATCTGTTGCATCGGTAAATGATGATAAAGGCTCCATGCCTACTAAGACCATTGCCCTCTGTGCTACTTCAATATCGGTCTTGGCAGTATTTGGCATTATGTACCTTTAACTAATTCTTTATATGCGTCTTTATGATAAGCATTTTTTCTAAATTTCATTGCTGCCATAGCAGTTAACCTTGTGGATTGCTCTTTTCTTTTGTCTCCACCTACTAAGCTTTTTAAGTAAGCTGATGTATGCTTTTCCGATCTTTTAATCATTTCATCTGTATGAACAACTGGCTTATGTGTAAAACCCATAGTTTTTTTTAAGATTTCTTTTTTGATACCTTTATATTTGTTAACTTCTGTCATTTATTTACCTCGGAAAGTTAGGGTTACGATTAATAGTTTTCTTTAAAGTAGCATCGCCAACCTTCTTAGGTTGCATAATAGCAGTAACTAATCCTATTGGAGTTAGCTTCTTGATATTGCCCATAGTTCTAAATTTTTTGATGTCTTTAACTATATCAGATTTTTTAGTGTCTAATTTGCCACTATATCCTTTATAACCTTGATTTGGAGTTGTTAATCCACGTTTTTTAATATTTGCCTCTAATCTTACTCTTGCAGTAGAAGATTTTAATAATTTATCTGCTTTTTTAGGAAAATCTTGCCATTGCGTTGGACTTCGTTTGTTCATTAAATTATCGGCATCTACACCCTGTCTTTGTATTGCTCTAATTAAAACCTTTTTAGCAGTTTTATTATCTATTTCCATTAAATGCTCCTAAGTGTTAGGTGCGTTATATATGTTTAAGGCATCATTGGGATTGTAAGTCCTATCCTTGCCCATAGATTTATTCTTACGATTAAGCTTAGCTTCATATTTTTTATGAGCCTTTATTCCTTCAGGTGTATATGGGAATTCTTTACCATCACTTGCTTTGGGCATTGACCTTGTCTCCTAGTTTTACTTTTGAACCGAAGGTTTT